GCGATACTGTCTATATATACGATGTTTACAGGCAGAACAGGGCTGTCGCTTCGGCGCACGCGAAAGCATTCCGTGATCGAGGTTCCGATATCCCAATAGCTTGGCCCCATGACGGTCACAAGCATGATCGTTCATCTGGTGATCCGATTGCTAAAATGTGGCGAAAAGAGGGCGTGGCTATGCTGCGCCAGCATGCACAGTTTGAGGATGGCTCTAACTCGGTTGAGGCAGGGATAACAAAAATTACTGATATGATGGAAGCGGGGCAGTTTAAAGTTGCCGCGCATCTGGGGGATTGGTGGGAGGAGTTTCGTCTTTACCATCGGAAGAATGGAAAGATCCATAAAGAGCGCGACGATCTTATGGATGCCACCCGCTATCTTGTTATGTCATTGCGCTTTGCACGACGGCGTTCGGGGACCAGAACCCGTCCCGTTGCCCGTACCACTCTGGATGATTATAGCGTGTTTGACCAATGAACCTTACATCAAGCGATCTTGTACACAAATATGAAATGCTGATCCGTGAACGACGGAACTGGGAGCCGGGCTGGCAGGAGATAGCTGACCACCTGATCCCCAGGAAAAACTCTATCACCGTTCAACAAACGCCTGGACAGAAGAAGCAGTCCAAGCGTTATGTTAGTACGGGTATGCATGCCCATGAAATACTGGCGGCCAACCTTCAGGGCACGCTGACATCACGGGCCTTTCGCTGGTTTGATCTTAGGCTTGGAGACAGCGATGAGGATCGAGTTCTCGGTACAATTCCAGAGGTTCGGCAATGGTTACAGTCTTGCTCGAAACGGCTGTGGGTAGATTTTAACTCTTCTAACTTTCAGTCTCAGACTCACGAGTTGTATTTAGATATTACAGCTTTCGGGACAGGCGCTATTCTCCATGAGGAGCTGGAAGGCCGGGAACGGTTTAATGGTTTTAATTTTACTACCTATCCGATTGAAGCATATGTCTTTGAGGAAAACGAGCGGGGCATTGTTGACCAGTTCTGTGGTCTGCTGACTTATACGGGGCAGCAAGCTATCGATAAGTTTGGTGAAGAAGAGATGCCTGAAAAGGTTTTGAAGGCAGCACAAAACCAGACCTCTGATAGATTTAACTTCTTGCACTGGATTGTGCCCCGTCATATGCGGGATGAGAAAAAGAAAGATGCAGGTAATATGCCCTTTGCATCAATCTACATTTCCCTTGAAGGCAACAAGACTGTGAAGGAGGGTGGCTATCAGGAATTCCCTGTCTATGTAGCTCGCTGGAATAAGAACTCCAACGAACGTTATGGCAGAGGCCCTGGAGATGTAGCTCTTCCTGACCTGAAAGTATTGGACAAGGCAACAGAACTCGACCTGGATGCCTGGGCCAAGTATATTGACCCGCCGTGGTTTACTGAAGATGACGGCGTTATTGGGGCTGTTGATCTGCGACCGGGGAAAGGAACTGTCGTTAGAGATCGTAATGCCATGTGGTTTTACGAGTTTCGAGGTAATCCTAATGCTGGTCGTCTGCAGCTTAATGAATTGCGTCAGTCTATTCGCCAGACATTCTTTGCCGATCAGCTAGAGCTTCCGCAGTCAGATCGTATGACGGCAGAGGAAATACGGACTCGTGTGGAATTAATGCAGAGAGTCTTGGGTCCAACGCTTGGCCGTATTGAATCAGAATTCCTGAACCCTCTGATAGAGCGTTCTTTCCGGATTATGTTTGACAAAGGGGCTTTCCCAGAACCACCTGCAGAAATGGGGGGTGTGGGTCCGGGTACAATTGAAGTTCATTACTCAGGCCCATTAGCCCGGTCGGAACGAATGTCAGAAATCTCGGCGTTAGATCGGTGGGTAAACTCGATGGCTGGACTTGCCAATGTCGATCCCACGGTATTTGATATTGTTGATACTGATGAGATTGCACGCCGTTACGGTGAAAGTCTTGATGTTCCGGAACAGGCTATGCGTAATCCAGAGGATCTCAGGCGTCTCCGTGAGGGGCGTGCCCAAGAAAGGCAACAGCAGCAACAGGCTGAACTTGGTCTTAATCAATCACAGATTGCACAAAACATGGCGAAAGCACAGTCTCTTCAGTAATGGCTGAAAATAAAGAAAGCCTGCAACGTTACTCGGCTTACAAGTCGTTTTTCCAAAGTCCGCAGGGGCGGGAAATTATTAAGGATATGTACCGGAGCTTTGGCCGGAGGCAGTCCTATGTCCCTGATAGCTTTGATAAAACGGCCTTTAACGAGGGCCAGCGAAATGTTTATTTACGGATAGGTCGCCTGGCGAAAATAGATCTTTCTGCACTTGAGCGAGAGGCAGAAGAAGATGGAGATAAGGAGATAAACAATGTCACTGAATGAGCTTCTTGATAATGATCTACAAGATCACGATGCGCTAAAAGATTTTAAAGATCCCACTTCACTCGCGAGATCTTTTATTGATACCCAAAAGAAAATTGGGGCAATGGTTTCTTTGCCGGGTAGCGATGCAGACGCAGATACCAGTGATAAATTTTATCGTAAGTTGGGCAAGCCTGAATCAGCAGAGAGTTATAGCCTGGAATCAACGGGCCTTGAATTAGACAAGGATTCGGTCGATCAATTTAAGGGCGCTTTACACACGCTTAATCTTACGCAGGATCAGGCACAGGGGTTGGTTAATTATCTTGCGGCCAGCTCCAAAGAACGTCTTGATAAAGTACAGCTCACGAATTCAGAGACTTCTGAAAAAACAGCAACCGATCTCCGCATCGCATGGGGAGCCGACTACGACAGAAAGTCGGGTGCAGTGGAGAATACGGTAAAGCGTTTCTTCGGTGATGGGGCCGATGAACTTAGAGAGCTTGCTGCAAGAAATCCTGCCGTGTCACGAGGGCTTGCGGAGATTGGTGTAAGTATGTCAGAGAATTCAGCAGCGGGTGACACCGTTCAAAGCGATGCCGAAAATCATACTATTGATAGCGCGCTAGCTAAAATCAGGGAGTATCAGGTAGATGGAGACGGACCCTACAGAAACCGAAAGCACCCCAGTCACGCGGCAGCGCAAGCCGAAGTCGAGCGGCTTTACTCCGTCGCCTATCCTGGTTAGCTCGGAAGAATGGAAGGTAATCGAAGTCCGTCTTGAATGCCTTCGGATTGTAGCGCATAGAGCATCTGAGCGAGAAATGGAAAGCCCTGAAGTAATTGCAGAAAAGTGTTTTGAGTGGGTTATGAAAAATGTTTTTCCCATTGGAAACACAGGTTGACTGTTGTAAAAATGTCGCTATGGTATCAATGATATCGGGTTGCCTTTTAAGGTCCGTGATTGCGAGATAATTTTCGCCGCCTGGGGGCACGTTAAGCCCCAAGGAAGGGTCCGGGTTTCGGGTTGCTCTCCGAGGAAACTGACAATCGAAGTTTTTGACGGAGGGTGCCTGAATGAGTACCGAAATCACGACTGCGTTTGTCCAGCAGTATAAGGACAACTTTATTCTGCTCTCGCAGCAGAAGGGCTCACGGCTTCGCCCGTGGGTGAGAGACGATCCCGATTTTCTCAAGGGGAAATCCGGGTACTTTGACCGCATCGGTTCGACCACGATGCAAAAGCGGACCAGTCGCCACCAGGATACTCCATTAATATCGACACCTCACTCGCGGCGTCGACTTACGATGGACGATTTCGTGTGGGCTGATCTAATTGATAACGCTGACCGGGTGAAACTCCTGGCCGATCCTGAAGGGCCGTATACGACTAATGCGGTTTGGGCGGCAGGCCGTGAGTTTGATTCCGCCATCGTAACTGCGATGAACGGGAACGCCTTCTCTATCGATGAAGACGATGCGTCAACAACCGTTGCGCTTCCAAGTGGCCAGAAAGTCGCGGTGAACAATCACTCGTTCGATGCTGGGTCCGGCGATGTCGGGCTCACTGTTGGCAAGCTGATTGCCGCCAAGGAAGTGCTTATGGCCGGTAACGCCATCAGCGACGATGAGCCCCTCTACTGTGTGGCTAATGCCAAGCAGCTTTCAAAGCTCTTGTCAGAAACTACCGTACAGTCGCGGGACTACAACGATGTCTATGCTTTGGTCCAAGGCCAGGTTAGTTCGTTTATGGGCTTCCAATTTGCCCGTTACGAAACCCTGCCAACGGATTCTTCTTCTGACCAGCTAGTTTATTGCTGGGCAGAGAATGGTGTAGGACTCGGTGTCGGTGAGGACGTAACTGTTCGCATCTCGGAACGAGACGACAAGAACTACTCAACTCAGGTGTACGTCGAAATGAGTTTCGGCGCCACAAGGGTAGAGGACGAAAAGGTCGTCGAAATAGCTTGTGATCCGGGTTAGGAGGGAACTATGGCAGTAACAACTGAACAGTCAACGGAATATGCGCTGACCCAAGCGGTGCCTGCAAAAGTCCCTGCTTCTCATCAGTTGCATGGACGTATGCGAATTGCGTTCTTTGCATTCACGCAAGGATCGTCAGCAGGTGATGCAACCTCAACTGCAACGCTGGTCAAATTACCAGCCGGTAAGGTGAGGTTAATGAACCGTCTTTCCTACATTGGATTTTCTGCTCTTGGCGCCAGTCGTACACTGGATCTGGGTTGGCAGGCATATACCGATGATAATGGGGATGCGGTCGCAGCTGATCCTAATGGTCTTGATGATGGCGTCGATGTCTCGTCTGCCGGGTCTGTAATCCCCGGTGGTACGATCGGCACGCATGAGACTAAGCTCTTTGAGTCGCAGGCAGGGGTAGTCATTGATGCTCAAATTAATGACGGAACCATACCCGCTGCTGCTACGCTCATGGGGCATCTTGTTTACGTGGTCGATTAACGAGTGAGCCGCGTAAGTTTGGTAAGTGGTAATGGGGGCCGTCTCTAACAACGGGGCGGCCCCTACCTCTTCCGGAGAGAATGATGCCAGCGTTAAGTGACGTTACCGTAGCAAACTCCGCACTTTCCTTGATTGGCGATCAACGCATTGTTTCTCTTACAGATGACAGTGAAGCCGCCAAAGCAATTAACGCTAATTATGATTTGATTCGGGATGAGGTAACAGCAGCCCACCCCTGGAATTGTGCGATAAGTCGAGTGGAAGTTGCGAGCACTACGACCACACCGACATATGGTTATAGCAATACCTTTAATTTGCCGACAGATCCCTGGTGTCTGAGGATTCTTGAGATCCAGAACTTCGCGCATGATGAATGGGTTGTGGAGGGAAGAACGTTCCTGGTCGATGCAAGCTCGGTTAACATCCGTTATATCAAGCGTATAACTGATGCCATGGAGATGTCTCCAGGCTTGGTGCAAGCGATATCTGCCAGGTTGGCGCATGCCGTCTGCTTTAGGCTAACCGGAGATGAAGATCTTCGAGGTCGTATCTGGCAATACTATTCACAGGTACGAAAGGATGCCCGGTCTACTGATGGCCTCGAAGGAGCGCCACCGCTTATACAGTCCAGTACCTTTGCAACCGCAAGGCTTTAATGCCTCGCCTCAATAACATTACTAATTCCTTCCGGGCGGGACAGCTTGGCACGGATATGCGTGGTCGCACCGATCTGACGCTTTTCCAGGAATCAGCACGCACTCTTACTAATATGCTGGTTAAGCCCCAGGGTGGCGTGAAGCGTCGGACTGGATCTGTTTTTGCCGCACCAGCGGAAGACGAGTCAAAGGTATCAACGCTTGTGCCTTTTGAACTTGCAGACGGTACTGGCTACGTTATCGAGTTAAGCAATCTTAAGGCTCGTTTTTTTAAGGCAAACGCACAGATCCGGGAAGCCAATAAAACTATATCTGCAATTACTAGAGCGAACCCTGCCGTTGTCACAGCCACCTCGCATGGCTACACCAATGGGGATGAGGTTTATATCTCGGCAGTAGTTGGGATGACTCAGGTAAATGGCCGCTGGTTTACGGTTGCTAACAAGACAACTAATACCTTTCAGCTATCTGGCATTGATAGTTCAGGGTATTCCACTTATTCCTCCGGTGGGACATCTGCGAAGGTCTATGAGATTGTAACGCCGTGGAGCGATACCATAGCAGATGATGTCCAATGGGCGCAGGACGGTAATACCCTTTACATGACTCATTCGGATAAGATGGTCCGAAAGCTCACACGTAGTTCAGACACTAACTGGACTCTGGCTACAGTGGTGTTTACGGACGGCCCTTATCAGAATACCAACATATCTGCTACAACGCTTACAGCAAACGGGACAACTGGTTCTGTAACAATTACGGCATCGGCCTCGACGTTTGTGGCGTCAGATACATCAGGATCAGGGGGCAGTGGAGAAATAGACCGCCTTGTTCGGATGAAGGTTGGATCTGCGGCTTATGGCTATGCCAAGATCACGGCTTATTCAAGCGCAACGTCTGTTACGGCTACGGTTTTGACAGACCTGGGTGGAACAGCTGGAACAACAGTCTGGAAACTTGGATCATATTCCAGCACAACAGGATTTCCTAAAGCAGTTCATTTCTTCGAGCAGCGCCTTATGCTTGCCAATACAACGTCAGAGCCACAGGCGTTAAGGGGGAGCGTGACCGCCATTTCAGAAGACATGACACCGGGGGCTACGGATACTGATGCACTTGATTTCACTATCGTTAATAGAGATCAGACTTCAATCCAGTGGCTTGCTTCACTGCAACGGGATTTGTTTTGCGGCACATTGCAAAGCACTATTAATCTTACCGGCAGTGACAGTGCGCTAACGCCTTCATCTCCGCCTCGGGTTGAGCCTAATTCCTTTAGAGGTACGCTTCCTATTGTTCCGGCGTTTGCTGGTAGGGCTATTCTTCACATAGATCGTTCAGCAAAGTTTCTTTCTGAACTTTTGTTTGATGTTGATTCGAGGTCTTATGTTAGTCGCGATCTTAGTTGGCATGCGAATGATGTAATGTCGGCTGGAGCATTGCGGATTTGCTACCAGAAAGATCCGGAGAATACTGCTTGGGTTGTCCTTAACGACGGAACCTTGGCAGGTCTGACTTACGATCATCGAAGCAATGTGATCGCCTGGCATACGCATACGCTTGGTGGGGTTAGTGGGTCTGCGACGATTACTGTTACTGATTATGCCAATATCGCTGTTGGGACAACAATTACGATTACGAAATCGGACGGCAATACAGTTGTATTTACATCGGAAGCCAGTAGTGGAAGCGCCCCCGCAACTACAAACGGGTGGCGTCCGAATGAATCCAACGATACGACTGCCGATAATATTTATACAGCCATTAACGCGCATGTTGATTTTACAGTGGCTAACCCTGCATCGAATGTTGTTACGGTGTTAGAGACTACAAGGCCAGGCTCTATTCCCATTGAAATCTTAACAAGCGACACCACTCGCCTTGCCACGACAAATGAAGCCTATCCTGTTGTGGAATCGGCAACAGTTATCCCATCATCAGGCACAGCTAGTGGGTTTGATAGTCAGCTTTGGGTCACAGTCCAGCGTACAATTAATGGCGCTACACATCGTTATGTCGAATATCTTAACCCCACAGTTTATACGGATTCAACATATGTCTATTCTGGTACAGCGATTACATCTCTTGTGGGACTCCATCATCTTGAAGGTGAAACACTTGTGGTCAAGGCTGATGGAAGTCGCATCCCAAACACGAATGTATCAGATGGCACAATCGCTTTGGGTGGCAGTTATACGGCGGTTGAGGCGGGGCGTTCATATACGCATACCCTGGTAACACAGGCTCAGGATGTTGCAGTTAGCGGCAATACAATGGCTGGCCTTAAGCGTAGGATACATCGTGTTATCCTTCGGCTGGTCTCATCTTTGGGCTCCACCGTGAACAACGACTCGATCATATACCGTAAAGGAGGTGATGCGATG